TACGAGAGTTTCTACCAGGCCGTGCGGCGCTGCTGGCGCTTCGGGCAGACGCGGCCGGTTAACGTGCATGTCGCCATGGCTGATACGGAAGCGGCGATATGGGATGTGGTGAGCCGCAAGTCCGGCGACCACGACGCCATGAAAGCCGAGATGGTCAAGGCCATGTCGCGCGCCTCGCATTCCGTCCGCGAGATTGAAGATTACACCCCTAACAAGAAGGCCACGCTGCCCGCGTGGATGGCCGCATGAACGTCCTCGACCAGCACGTCTCAAAGAGCTTCGCGGCATACAATGTGGATACGGTAGAATTCACTGCTGCCATGCCGGCCGATAGCATCGACCTCGCGATATTCTCGCCGCCGTTCGCCCATCTGTTCGTCTACTCGTCCAGTGAGCGCGACATGGGCAACGTGCAAGACTACGAGACGTTCGGCGCGACCTATCGCCATTTGGCGCGAGATCTTCTGCGCGTCACCAAACCCGGCCGCATCTGCGCCGTGCATTGTTCCGACCTGCCGACGACTGCGAGCAAGGACGGCGTGATCGGCCTGTTCGATCTGCCGGGCGTGATCCGTCAAGCGCACGAGGCCGAAGGGTGGGTCTATCACTCGCGCGTCACAATCTGGAAGTGCCCGGTTGTCGAAATGACGCGCACCAAGGCGCATGGGTTGCTCTACAAGACGTTCCGCCTCGACGCCTCGCGCAACCGCGTCGGGATGCCCGACTATCTGATGATCTTCCGCAAGCCGGTTGAAGGGCCGACGAGCAAGACGCCCGATCCCGTTATACACGATCCGAACCGCTATCCGGTCACTCGTTGGCAGGAGCTCGCCTCGCCGGTCTGGATGACGATCAATCAGACCAACGTGCTGAACGTCAAAGTCGCTCGTGAAGACAAGGACGAGCGCCACCTTTGCCCGCTGCAACTCGACGTGATCGAGCGCGCCGTCGAGCTCTACACCAATCCCGGCGACACGGTTTATTCGCCCTTTATGGGGGTCGGCTCCGAAGGCTGGCAGGCGCTCAAGATGGGGCGGCGCTTCATCGGGACCGAATTGAAGCCGGCCTACTTCCGCCAAGCGGTGATGAACTTGGCGCAAGCTGAGAGCGAAGGCAGGGCGGGCGATTTGTTTGCGAGCGAGGTCGCATGAGCGGCCCAGAAGCCACCCTGCAGAAGTCCGTCGTGGAGTATCTCCGCGTCGCGCTGAGGCCATATCGCGGCCTGGTCGGGGTGATCCCGAACAATCGCGCGGCCCGGCGCACGGTCGGCTTCACTGCTGGGGAGCCGGATGTCTACGCCTTTGTGCGCGGGCAGCTGTTCGGCTTTGAGCTGAAGGCCCCGAAGAAGAAGCCGGAGAAGCATCAGAACGAGCGCCACGATGCATGGCGGCAGTCCGGGGCCGAAGTCTTCGTCGTGCGCGATCTCGAAACCGTCGAGGGCATCGTGGCGGCGCTGCGGGCCGGGCGGGTGCGGGAGGAGGGGGTGTGAGGCAGCCATCCAACCAGCCCGTCATCGGCCCACCGGAGGGCGGCTATCCCGCGCTCGAGGATGTCGCATGCGAGGAAGCCTGCATCGCGGTCGCGATGACGCGGCCCGATCTGGTGGATGCGCTCGGCGCACTGCAGCCGTCCGACTTCACCCACGAGTTCCGCAGCGTCGCGTGGTCGGTGTGCGTTGAACTCCGCAATCAAGGCGGCAAGGTATCGGTCCTGACGGTCGCGTCGGTGATGCACGGCGATGTGGCGGGCTATCGGGCCGCGCTGAACGAGATCGCGCTTTCGGCTCCGCGAGACGAGGCGGCGGCGAGGGCCTGCGCAGATCGGGTCCGCGACCTGGCGTTGCGGCGCAAGCTCGTCACGGTATTCGACACCTGCATCCACAATGTCGGGCTGGATGAGGTCGAGAACCCGCCGGCCGCCATCATGGCGGAGGCGATTGATCATCTGTCCGGGATGGTCGCCGACACCATGCCGGGCGGCGAGGGTAGTGCGGCGGCCGATCTCGACCGCATCCTCGAGCGCGCGCAATCCACCAAGGATGACCGCACCCTCAAGGTCATGTCGGGTCTGTCGGATTGGGACAGCATGATCGGCGGCTTCCGGGCCGGCGAACTGCACATCATCGGCGCCCGCCCCGGCATGGGGAAAACCATTGTCGGGGCCAACGTGGCCGTCAACGCCGCGGAGGCCGGGCACGGCGCACTCTACTTCAGCATGGAAGTGAACAGAGAGCAGCTGGCGACCCGTGTCCTGTGCGACATGGTGCATCGGGGCGGCCATGAGCTTTGGACCCGCACGCTGCGCAGCGGGGACATTCCGCGCAACCTGATGAACCCGCTCATTGAAGCGCGGTATCGACTGGAAGAGTTGCCCTTCCTTATCGACGGCACGCGCGGCCTGACGCTGGCTGAGATAGGCGCTCGGGCGCGCGCCGCTCGCCGCGATTTGCGGCGCACCGGGAAAGACCTGTCGCTGATCGTGGTGGATTACATGACGCTGATCCAGCCCGCCGATCGCTACAAGGGGAACAAGGTCGCCGAAGTCACCGAATTGTCCCGCGGGCTGAAGATCCTCGCCGGCGAGATGGACTTGCCTGTTGTGGCGCTCTGTCAGCTCAACCGCAACACCGACAATCGGAACAACGCCGACAACCGCCCGCGGCTTTCGGACCTGCGGGAGTCCGGCTCGATTGAGCAGGACGCCGATAGCGTGACGCTGCTGTTCCGCGAGGAATACTACGTGCAGCAGAAGCGCCCGGCGCTGAAGGGCGGCGATGCCTATGCGCTCTGGGAGGCCCAATACGTCGAAGTGCGGGACCGCCTCGAGATGATTGTCGCCAAGAACCGCGAGGGCGAGACGGGCACGCTCGAGACCCGCGTCATCGCCCGTTGCAGCGCCGTGAGGGACGCATGATCGAACCGCTGACGCCGCCCGACTGCGATCTGCGTGGGATGCCCTACATGCCTCTCGACATCACGCGCCTGTTTGACAGCGATTTCTATGTCCACTCGACCGGCGATGAGTTCAAGGCGGCGGTGACGCTGTGGGGCAAGGCGTTCCTGCAGGTGCCGGCAGGCTCGCTGCCTGATGATGACCGCGTTCTGGCGCACCTCAGCAATGCGGGCGCGAAATGGAAGAAGGTTAGGACGATGGCGCTGCGGGGCTTCGTGAAATGCCTGGATGGGCGGCTCTACCATCCCACGGTCTGCGAGAAGGCGCTGGATGCGTGGAAGGCGAGGCTATCGCAACGCGACCGCACAGAGAAGGCGCGGGCGGCTCGTGCGGCACAGCGACAGGAGGCGAAAAACGATGACGACACGACTGTCACAAAGCCTGTGACAGCCTCTGTGACAGAGAATGCGACAAACAATGTAACTGAATCCAAGGGAAGGGAAGGGAAGGGAAGGGAAGTAAAGAAAGAACCCCCCAGCCCCCCAGAGCCCAGCCCTGCGGCGTCAGCGCTCGACGCCAGCCTGCGGCTGGTGTGTGCCGATCTCGGCTTGCCGGCGGCACCGCGCGACTGGCCGCCGCACTGGACCGGCTTGCGAGCAAAGCTCGAGGCGTGGCTTGCGGCCGGAGCCGATCTGCGACGCCACATCCTGCCGGCCTGCGCAGATTTCATGGCGACGCCGGGCCGCGAAACCAAGGCTGCGGCCTATCTCGGCGGCATCGTGCAGCGCCGCCAGCGGGATGATCGCGGGCCAGCTCCAACCGCCGGGCCAGACCCTCGCGCCCCTGAAACCGACGCCAAAGCCATGGCCCGGATGCGATCCTGGCGCGCTGGCGAGTGGCACGAAACCGGCTGGGGACCGCAGCCGGGGAAGCCCGGTTGCCTGATCCCCGCGCACATCCTCGAGCAATTCAAGGAGGCCGCATGACCGACCGAAACCACGCGGCCATCTGGCGAAATAGCTGGAGAATTTACGAAGATGGCGTCGAGTTCGGAATATACTCCGGCACAGTCCATTATGTGACGCTGACAGGCGCAAAGATGGCCGCTGCCGATGAGATGGCGGCCATCATGGAAAAAACTGAACCTCGTTTCACGGCGCGCTACCTGCGCGCAGAGAAGATCGCCTGATGGCGCGCGCGGGGCGGAAGCGGAAGCCGGCGGTCGGGCGGTATGCCTGCGGCAAGATCAAGCCGGAGGCGAGGGAGCGCACGCCTGATCCAACTTTGGTCGCGAAGGCGTATCGCATCGCGCGCGGGGCGACGGACGGCAACTGGGCCGACGATGAGCATGAGACGCCGTTCGGGCGGCTCTACGTCGCGGGGGCGTTCAACAGCCCGTCGGACCCCGACCAGGCTAAGTCATGGTATGACGCCGGCCTCTGGTTCGGCCGCCTCTGGCGCGCCGCGAACTCCGCCATCGATGCCAAAGCGCCCCATGTGCGCGCACCAGGCGGCTCCACGGCGCTGGGCCATGAGGTCGAGGAAAGCAGCATCCTGTCTCGGCTCGCGCGCCACAGGGCCGCGGAACGCGTTCTGACCCGGCACGAGATCATGGCGGTGTGGGAGATCATCATGGTTGAGCGCGAGGTGACGCCCGAATGGCTGGTCCCGCATTTGCTGACGGGGTTGCCGAAGCTGGCGAAGATGAGGGAGGGTGGGTGATGCCAAGAATCGACTTTGAGCCAACTCCGATGCTCGTATCTGCATCTGGATACGCCCATCTCATTGCGGTGCGCGAAACCTCGCGGCTGAAGCCCGGTGTCGATCGTCGTCGCGTGAAGCGGGAGTTCCGAAAAATCTATCAGCGTCAGCTTGCGGCCTCGCGCGCCGCATTGGCGCAGATGCGGAAGATTACTGCCGGTGGTTGACCCCAACGCGAAACCGTGCCAACAGTTCCGTATTGCAAGAGCAAAATCACGCCCGCCCGGGAGACCTGGCGGGTTTTGTGTTTGGAGGGGCTCGTGGCATCGCAAGGCCGCCCGTCCACTTTCGACCGCGCCAAGGCCGACGAAATCATCGCGCGCGTCGCATCCGGTGAAACACTTCGCCAAGTCTGCCGCGACGACGAGATGCCGCCGGAAAGCACGGTTCGGCAGTGGGCTTTGAACGATGTAGATGGCTTTGCCGCGCAATACGCGCGTGCGCGCGAGCTTCAGATGGAAGCTTGGGCCGACGAAACCATCGACATCGCCGATGACGCCCGCAACGACTGGATCGAGCGCGAGAATGCGCGGACTGGCGCGACATTCATTGCGTTGAACGAGGAGGCGGTCAGCCGCGCGCGTATCCGCATCGATCAGCGCAAGTGGCTGATGTCGAAGTGGAAGCCGAGCCAGTATGGCGAGCGGGTTGTCCATGCTGGCGACCCTGCGGCGCCGATCCGCACCGACGCGACACACACCATCGACGTAACGGGGCTCAATGCAGACCAGCTCCGCGCTCTCGCCAGCATCAAGGTTCCGACCGGCTGACGTTCTCGCGGCAAGGCGCGAACTGGCGAGGCGCTACGTCGCAGATTTCGCCTGTTTGGTGGATATCCCGACCGTTCCGCTGACGGATGCCGATGACGAAGATCAGTTCAGCGTCATGCGGCTGGATACGTTGGCAGCGCATCATGCGTTGCTGCTGTCGAAATTGCAGGATGTCGAGTCGGGCGCGATTCCGAACCTCATGGTCCTGATGCCGCCCGGCTCGGCCAAGTCTACCTATGTCGATGTGGTGTTTGTGCCGTGGTTCATGGCGCGAAAGGCCCGGCGTCATGTGATCCTCGCCTCGTATGCCAGCGAGATCGCCAAGAAGCAGGGTCGGAGAGCCCGGCAACTCATCAAGTCACCCTCGTTTCAGAACCTCATGCAGGTCGGTCTGTCCGGCGACCAAGCGGCGGCTGACGAGTGGGCGCTGACGAACGGCTCGGAGTACATGGCGGGCGGCCTGCTTTCGGGCCTGACCGGCAACCGCGCCGCGCTTGGCATTCTGGATGACCCGATCCGCGGTCGCGAGGCGGCTGAAAGCCAGACGATCCGCGACAAGACGTGGGACGCCTATACGGACGATTTCTGCTCGCGCCTGATCCCCGGCGCGCCGCAGGTGATGATCCTGACGCGGTGGCACCAGGACGACCCGGCGGGCCGTATCCTGCCTGAGAATTGGGATGGGGCGTCTGGCGTGTTCAACGGCCGCGACGGTCGCGTCTGGCATGTGATCTGCCTGCCCGCGATTGCCGATCGCACCGATGATCCGCTGGGCCGTGAGATTGGAACGACGCTCTGGCCGGAATGGTTCAGCCTGAAGCATTGGGAGCCGTTCAAGGTCAACCGCCGCACCTGGTCGAGCCTTTATCAGCAGAAGCCCTCGCCCGACGAAGGCACCTATTTCCAGCGCGACTGGTTCAAGGAGCGGTGGAGTCACAAGCCGGCGAGCATGTCGGTCTACGGCACGAGCGACTACGCGGTCACAGACGAGGGCGGCGACTACACGGTCCACCGGGTTTGGGGTGTCGATCCTGAAGGCGTCCTCTACGCGCTGGATGGCTGGAGAGGCCAGACAAGCTCCGATGTGTGGGTTGAGCGCAAGCTGGACCTGATCGCGCTGTGGAAGCCCTTCGCGTGGTTCGGCGAGGGCGGCGTGATCCAGAAGGCGGTTGCGCCGATGCTGACCCGCCGGATGCGGGAGCGGAAAGTGTTCTGCCGGATGGAGTGGTTGCCGAGCATCCACGACAAGCCGACGCGCGCCCGGGGCTTTCAGGCGCGCGCGGCGATGGAGATGGTGAGGTTGCCGGCCGGCCCGGTCGGCGACGCCATGCTGGACGAATACCTGCGCTTTCCCGCGGGCAAGCACGATGACGAGGTAGACGCGGCATCAATCATCGGGCGGGCGCTCGATGAGGCGCACCCTGCGCTGGCTCCGGCCCCACCGAAGGCGAAGCCGAAAGACCGCTGGGATACCGGCGACGACGAAACCGGAGACTGGAAAACCATATGAGCCAAGCCACCTCTGCCGTGCAGCGCAATGACGGCGCTGCGGGCGAGGTGCGTCTGGACGATGCCGAGCGTTACATCGCGTGGCGGCGCAGCAGCCTTGACGCCACCGCCGATGCGCGCCGCAAGGCGGAGCGGGACGAGGACTATTACAACGGCATTCAGTTGACCGCGGCGGAGGCGGCGAAACTCGCCAAGCGCGGCCAGCCCAACGGTGTCTTCAACCATGTGCGCCGCAAGGTCGATTACATCCTGGGTGCGGAGAAACAGACCCGCACCGACCCGAAATGCTACCCGCGCACCCCGCAGGAGACCGAGGCCGCGGAGGCGTTCACCGATGCGCTGCGCTACGCCGCCGAGCGCACGCGGTTCGCGCAGAAGAAGTCGGCCGTCGCCAAGAACATGCTCATCAACGGCTTCGGCGGCGTCTATGTCGGCGTCAAGGAGCTGCCGGACGGCAAGATCGACGTAACGCACGAATTCATCCCATGGGACCGCATTTGGTCGGACCCGCACAGCCGCGAGGCCGATTTCTCCGACGCCCGCTATGTCGGGTGGGACACCTGGTATGACGACGACCAGGCCGCAGAACGCTTTCCGAACGGCGGCGATGCGCTCGACGCCACGCGCGCCAAGGACGATGAGGGCGGCACCTATGACGACAAGCCGTCCTACCTGATCTGGAGCGACAGCAAGCGCAAGCGCGTCCGGGTATCGGAAATCCTGTTCCTGGAGCGCGGCGTCTGGACGCGCGCCTGTTTCACGCTGGGCGGTGAGGTCGAGGCCGCGCAGCCGGTCACCTACATCGATGAGAACGGCGAGCCGGAATGTCCGCTCGTTCTGGCGTCGGCCTATGTGGATCGCGAGTGCCAGCGTCACGGCGTCGTGCGCGACCTCATCGCCATTCAGGACGAGATCAACAAGCGCCGCCAGAAGGCGCTGCACGCGATTAATACGAGGCAGGCGCGGGTGTCGCGCGGCGCAGGCGTTGACCCCAAGGTTCTGGAGCGCGATCTGGCGCGGCCCGACAAGGTGATCCTCGCCGATAAGGACGAGTTCGAGATCCTTCAGACCAACGACATTTCGTCGGGCAACCTCGCGCTCTTGCAGGAAGCCAAGGCCGAAATGACGTTGGCGGGGCCGAATGCCGCCATGCAGGGCAAAGACCCGCGCTCGCTATCCGGGCGCGCCATCCAGGCGCAGCAGCAGGGCGGCATGACCGAGCTGGCGCCCATGCTCGACAACCTGCGGGACTGGCAGATGCGCGTGATGCGCCAGACCAAGAACCGCATCCGGCAGTTCTGGACCGAAGAGATGTGGGTCCGCGTCACCGACGATGAGGAAAACACCAAGTTCGTCGGCCTGAATGTCCCGATCACGATGGGCGAGGAGATCGTCGCCAAGATCAAGCAGGAGCAGCGCCAGCCGACGCAGGAAGAGGCGATGCTGCTGCAGTCGCCGGCCGCCGGGCAGGTCGTGGGAACGCGCAACAACATCGCAGCGACCGACGTGGACATCATCATCGATGAGCAGCCCGACGTGGTGACGCTGCAGGCGGAGGTTTTCGAGACGCTGGCCCCGCTGGCGGGTGTGCCCGATAGCGGCGTCACCGGCCTCGACCTTGTGCTGGCGTCGCCGCTGCCGAGCCGGATCAAGAAGCAGATTTCGCAGCGCGCCGAAGAGCGGGCGAAGCAGCCGCCCCCGCCGGACCCCGCCCTTGAAGCCAAGATGCTGGAGACCAAGGCCAAGCTGGAGGGTGACGCCGCGAAGACGCAGGCCGATCTGCAGATGAAGCAGATGGACGCGGCGAGCCAGCAGCAAACGGCCGCGCTCGAATATCAGAAGCTCGAAATGGAGTTCGCGTTCAAGCGCGAGGAAATGGCCTTCGAGCGCCAGAAATGGGCGTTCGAGATTCAGAAGCTCCAGATGCAGATGGACCTGCAGCGCCAGAGCGCCGCCGTTCAGTCGCAGGCGAACGCTGTGCGCATCCATGAGATCAACAATCCGCCCCCGGCGGGGAACGCGTAAGGATCACGGCCCATGACAGCTTTGGTGGACCCCGGCGGGAGCGTCCAGAACGTCGCGCTGGTCAATTCGGCGGGCGCGATGGTGGGGGCGTCTACACCGGTCCCTGTTTCGCTCGTCAGCGCTGGCGGCACAGCCCGCACCCCTGCCTACAGCCGCGTCACCGACGCCGCCACGATCGCGGCGGGTGCGAAGTCGGTCACGATCAAGAACGTCGGCTCCGCGGACGGCACGGTCCTGACAGTGACGCTGCCGATCGGTGAGAGCGTCTCGTTCTCGGTTGATGGCGCGGACACGCTGGCGGCAATCGCCTATGTCGCGACCGGGACCACGTTCGCTATCGCGAAGGTGACGTGATGGCGGGGACTGATCTCGGCACGCGAGTGCCGTCCATCCATCCGGGCTATGTCTCGGGCAAATGGTATGGGCCGCAAATCCATACCAACGCGTCAAGCGCGCAGCTTCCGACCGGCAAAATCCGGTTTCTGCCCTACCTCAACCCCGCGCCATTTACGGCTGACCAGCTCGGCGTCTCGATTGCGTTAGTCGCGGCGGGTGGGAACGTCCGCGCCGCGCTCTATGGCAGCACCGCGCGCGGCACAGATCAGACGCCTACTGGCGCGCCCTTGGTCGCGACCGGCAACATGTCCACCGCAGCCCTCTACGCCATCACGGCGCCGGCGCTTGCCAGCGGCGCTGTCCCGCAAGGCCTGATCTGGATGGCCGTCCAGTGCGACGCCACGGCCGGCGGCACAGTGATCCTGGAAACGGTCAGCGGCGGCTACAATCTGGTGGGTGGGCTTGTCGGCGGCGCGACGCTCGCCGAGCTGAAAACCGCCACCGGCAATCTCGGCTTCACCTACAATTTCGACCAGGCGTTCGGGACATTCCCCGACATGACGGGCCAGACAATCACGAAGGTCGCCAGCAATATTGGCGGCCTCGTCAACTGGCGCATCGCCTAACCCAATTCGCGGCACGCCGCCGCGCAATGCTCGCCGCCGGGGCTGCTCGGGCGTGATGGCCGCCGCCGGGCCGAACCGGGCGCTTCGAGAACCGACATGGACCACGACAACGAGGGCTTCACGCCCCCGAGCCTTGACGATTTGCTGAAAGGCAACGCCGGAGCCGACGCAGAAGACGCCGCGCCTGCCGCGAAGGAGGACACCCCTCCCGCCGCAGCGCCGCCCGAGCCTCCGCCCGCCGAACCGCCCGCCGACGACGCCACCGCGCCGCCCGCAGCCGATCCCAAGACGGTCCCGATCTCGGTTGTCACGAAGATCAGAGAGGAACTGAACCGCACGAAAGCGAAGGTTGCCGAGTTGGAGGGGCAGGGCAGCGGGAGACCGCCGGCCGAGCCGCAACAGCCCGCGCAGCCTGATCCCATGCTCGACCCGGAAGGGTATCGGGCGGCCATCGACTGGCGAACCCGGGTGCTTGCATCCGAGGCCGTCATGCGAGGCAGCAAGACCGATTTCGATGAGGTCTTGGGCGTCTACATGGAGGCCGCCAGCAATGGCGATCTGCCGCTGATTCCCATGAACCATCCCGCTCCGGCTCAGTGGGCCTACGAGCAGGGCAAGAAGTTCCAGAAGCTCAACGAGCTGGGCGATCTGGACACGCTCGAAACCCGTCTGCGCGAGAAGTGGGACGCCGATCTGAAAGCCGCGGGCGACGCCGCCAAGGCCGAAGCCGCCGCTGCCAGAAAGGCCGCGATCATGCCGACGACTGCGGGCGACCGCAGCGCCGCACCGAAGGGTGATGGTGGGTCGTGGGAGCCGCCCTCGCTGGAGACGATCCTCAACCGCAAACGCAAAGCAGCGTCGTGAGACGCCGCATCCCTCAGACGGGCCGGGACGCGTAACCCGGCATTTTTCATCCGCATCGCCGTGACGGCGACGCCCCTCCCTCAGAAGGAAATCCGCGATGGCCGATACCCTCGCCTCCGCTGGTCTGCGTGTGCAGCAGTGGGACAGCAAGTTCTACACCGAGTTCCTCAACGAGAACATCTTCTCCGACTTCCAAGGCACCGGCTCCAACTCCATCGTCCAGGTCAAGGAAGACCTGACGAAGAAGCAGGGCGACAGCGTGACCTACGCGCTCGTCAACCGCCTCACGCAGGACGCCACGACCGGCTCCGCTGTCCTGGAAGGGCAGGAGGAGGACATGGCGACCCGCTCGTTCCGGGTCTACGTGGACAAGCGCCGCCATGCCATCCGCATGTCGGAAATGGAGGAGCAGAAGTCCGCGATCCCGCTCCGTGAAGCCGCCCGTGACCAGCTCATGGAATGGCTGATGGAGGACACCCGGGACCGCTATATCGAGGCGCTCGGCTCCATCAACGGCGTCGCCTATGCGAGCGCCACCGAGAACCAGAAGGACGCCTGGGTCTTCGACAACCGCGACCGCGTGCTGTTCGGCGCGGCGAAGTCGAACCTCTCCGGCGCGTCCTATGACCACTCCGCCGCGCTGGCGACCATCGATACGTCGGCGGATCGCCTGACGCCGAACGCGCTCTCGCTGATGAAGCGGATGGCCCGCACGGCGAACCCGAAGATTCGCCCGATCCGCACGAGCGGCGACAACCACTATTATCTGGTCCTCGCCGGCTCCAACACGTTCCGCGACCTCAAGACCCACGCCACGATCACGCAGGCGCTGCGTGAAGTGTCGCTGGCGGCGCAGAACAACCGCCTGTTCACGCAGGCCGGCGACATCCAGTGGGACAACCTGCTGATCCGCGAAGTCCCCGATCTGCCGGTCTATGTCGGCGTCGGCTCCGGCGGCAACGTCTCGCCGGTCTACATGCTCGGCGCGCAGGCGCTCGCGCTCGCCGTGGCGCGCCGCGCCAAGACGATCACCAAGGAGTTCGACTACGGGGACAAGCAGGGCATCGCGGTCGATCAGATCGACGGTATCCGCAAGATGATCTTCGGCTCCGGCGCTGCCGACACCGACGACACCAAGGATCACGGCGTCCTCACCGGCTACTTCTTCGACGCGGCCGACAGCTGATCGGCATAGGGGCGGCTCCATTGCGGGCCGCCCTTTCGTTTTCCCCATTCCCTGAACCGAAAGGAACGGTCCAATGACCGCTGAAACCCTTACCAGCACCCGCGCGGGCGCTGGCTTCCCGACCTTTGCGCCGCTGGGCGCTGGCATCCTGTGCGCCGCCTACGGCCAATACACGATCGCCGCCGCCGTCGAGGCGGGCGACATTTTCGAGATGTGCAAGCTGCCGCCCGGCGCGGTGATCATGGGCGGCTGGTTCCGCGCCGTCGATCTCGACACCGGCGGCACGGAGTCGCTGGACATGGACATCGGCTGGGCGGCCAACGGCGGTTCAGGCACGTTCGATGGCGTGGACACCGATGGGCTCGGCAATCTCGGCGTCCTGACGGGCGACACCTTCGCGCTCGGCAACCTCGCCTTTGAGGCCGCCGGTCTCGTCTACCCGCTCGCCGGTCAGCTTTCGGTCGGCAAGTTCCCGTGGTTCTCGAAAGAGACGACCGTTCAGGTCTACGCGAATGCGGCGGCCAACGGGGGTCACGTCGGCCTCATGTCGGTCTGCGTGTTCTACGTGGTCGATCCGACGCTGGCGGCGTAACCGCGATGCGCGCCCGTTACATCGGCGACCCGCGCGACAATGGCGGCGGGCCGGAGGAGTTCGTCTTCTTCGGCGCGCTGTTCCTCAAGGGCGAATGGCGGGAGATCGAGCCTGATGTCGCCGCGCGCGTCTCCGGCCACTCGCATTTCGAGGTTGAGGGGGCGGCGACTGCCGCTCCCCGCCCCGAACGCATCACCGATCTGGACCCGCCGCCTCGGCCGAAGCCCCGTAAGGCGAAGCCCTAATGCCCGCGCAATCCGACGCGATCACCGAAACCGAGGCGATCAAGGAAGTCCTGCAGCGCCTTGGCGAACTGAACGCGTCGGAAGACCCCACAGCCGACGACGCCGCGCTGGTGCGCAAGCACTGCAAGAACGTCTACAACGCCTGGTATCTCAAGGGCTGGGCGACCTGGGCCTATGAGGCGCTGCCGCCGGAAGCCATGAACGGCTTCTGCGGCGTCGTGGCGGCGCGGGTGAGGCCGCATTTCCAAGGGACCAGCGCCGCTGAGGCTTTGGCTGAGGAGCGCGCCGCGCAGCAGGGCTATTTCCGCGATGTGCCGTTTGCGGAGTCCGACGACCCGCCGGACGTGGAGTATTTCTGATGGGCGCGCCGCTGCCGATCGCGCTGGACCCGAGTTTCAACGTCTCGCGCGTCTCGCGGCAGTCGATCGCGACCTTCATCAACATGTATGCCGAGCCGGGCCGCGGCAAAGGCTCGTTCGTCGGCATCGGCTATCCGGGGCAGGTCGAGATCGTGACGCTCGGGCCGATCCGCGGCGTCTACATGGATCCCCGCGCCAACGGGTTGTTTCACGTGGTGGCGGGGACGCAGTGGCTGACCCTCGGCGCAGACGGCGCGACGGCGCTGGTCGGGACGGTCCCGGGCCTCGATCTGGTCGAGTGGGGGGCCAATAACCGCCAGATCGCGTGCGTCGCGGAGCGCCGCATGTTCGTCTACGACCTCGCCACGTTGGCGATGGCCGAGAACGCGGATACGGACTTCCTGGGCGCGACCTCGCTGGATGTGGTGAACCGCACCGCCATCTGGTCGATCCCGGGCACCGACCGCTTTCAGATCAGCGCGATTGACGACTTCCTCAGCGTCGCGGCCCTCGACGTGGCGCGGGCTGAGAGCCAGTCGGACCCATTGGTCGCGATCCGGGTGGTCAACAACGAGCCCTGGCTATTCGGCTCCGAAACCATCGAGCCTTGGCCCAACACCGGGGCCGCGAATTTTCCTTTCGAGCGCCGCACCGTCAATCAGGACGTGGGCTGCGTCGCCCGCGACACGGTGCGAAACTTCAACAATACCGTCATGTGGCTCGGCCGGGCCAGTTTCAGCGACACCATCGGCGTCTACATGGCGTCCGGCTATGAGGCGCGGCTGGTCAGCAGCTACGCGGTCGCCCGCCTGCTGGAGCGCACCGCTGCGCCGGAGAGAGCCAGAGCCGTCGTGTGGGGCGTCGAGGGCCACGAATTCTACACCCTCACCACAGACGCCGGCAGCGTCACCTATGACGCCTCAACGGGGCTCTGGCACCAGACCGCCTCCGGAGCATGGCCCATGGGGGGCTCGCCGCCGCCTTCGAAATGGACCGCCCGGGCCCAACTCGGGACGTGGCAGGTCTTCGGCGACACCGATGGCCGGCTCACCCGCATGTCGTTCCGGGCGACTGACGACGCCGGAGCCTATCTGACGCAGGAGTTCGTGACGCCGATGACCGGAAGCGTCGGGCAGCGGATGAGCGCCTACACGCTTGAAGCTGAACTCGACACCGGCAGCGGCACCGCGACCGATAACCCTGCGGTCCAGATGCAGACCATCAAGGACGGCGGCAAACGCGTCTCCGACGCCCGTGAGGCGCGGCTGGGGCTAAGGGGCGATTACGCGACCCGGCCCCGCTGGTCCCGGCTGGGGGCGGCGCGCGATCTGGCGTTCCGCATCCGGGCGACCGGGGCGCGGCTCAACGTTGTGCAGCTCTGGGCGCGCGCCGAAGTGAGGCCGCGCTCCTGATGGCGTCGCGCATTCCGGTTGTCGGCCCGCAGGACTTCAAGGACTACCCCAAGAACCTCCAGACCTTCTTCCTCGCCATCGCGCGGCACTTCCGCACGCTCGACACCGTGCTTTCGACCTCGAATGTTTCGAGCGCGCTCCCTGCCATCGTGGCGGCCAACGCCGCGACGCAGAGCGGCTCCTACGTGCAAGCCGACGTGCAGAGCATCGCGACTCTGGCGAACGAGATGAAGACCGATTTTGCGACCGCGATGGCGGTGATGGGCGAGATCAGGGACGCGCTGAACGAAGTCCTCGCCGCGCTCCGCGACACGCCGATCCAGACGGGATAATCGACATGGCATTTGACATCGGGGCGCTGCTGTCCGGCATCGGCCAGTTCGCGGGGAACCTGGGCGCAAACGCGGCTATCTCCAAAGGCACCGGCTACCAGGTGCAGGGCGCCAACGAGGCCGCGAACCAGATCGGGGCGGCGTCGCAGCGCGCACAGATGCAGCTCCAGCCCTACTACGATGTCGGCTGGAACACCCTCCAGAACCTGTTCAACATGTCGGGCGGTAACGGCGAGGCCGGGAAGGCGACGGCGCTGGAGCGGTTCCGCAATTTCGACCCCGGCTATCAGTTCCGCATGGACCAGGGCGTGCTGGCGCGCGACCGCTCCGCGGCGGCGCGCGGCGCTCTGGACAGCGGCGGATACGCGAAGGAGTTGACCTCGTTCGGTCAGGGCCTCGCGGACCAGTCGTGGAAGGATTACGTCGGGCTCAACCAGTCCCTTGCCGGTATGGGCCAGACCGCCGCCGCGCAGGCCGGGGCGCTCGACGCCTCGGCGGCCGGCAACCTCGCGGACATCTACACCTATCGCGGCGACGCCCGGGCGGCCGGGCAGGTCGCGAAATCCAACAACAACAATTCCCTGCTCAATAGCGCGGCGGGCCTCTTCGGGTTCTTCCTCTGATGGTCGGGAATCCGCTGATCACGATGGGCGCCCAGCCCGCCGACGTGGTGGGCTCCTACACGTCGGGCCTGCTCAACAAATCGCTCTATGAGAAGCAGAACGCTGAGGCCAAGAAGGCGAGCGCGGAGGACATGACGCGGGCCATCGGCTTCGTCGCCAACGCTGCGTCGAGCGTCCAGGATGAGGCCGGGCTGGCGCAGGTCAAGAGCCTGGCGGCGCGGCTGTTCCCCGATCAGCGCGACAACATCGCGCAGATGACGATCGGCGACCTCCCGGCGCTCCAGAGCGGTCTCATGTCGCTCATGGACCAGCAGAAGATGCAGATCGCGGGCGCGAAGGGGGCGGCTGAGGTCGATTATATCAATGCCGGGACCGGGTATCGCAACGCGCAGACCCAGGACATCGGGATCGACAACGGGCGCGCGGACGCCCTCGCCGGCAATACGATGGGCAACAACAATGCCCGCACCGGCGGCTATCTCGCCAACATCGACAGCATGATCGGCTCCCGCGAGGGCAAGGACGCCGCGACCGCCTACGGGCAACTGCCTGACGGCTACGTGATGGGGCCGGGCGGCGCGCCAGTGCAGATGGCTGGCGCTGACGGCAAGCCGGTCGTTCAGCCCAAGGGCGTCGGGATCACCGCGCGCGACTTCCCCGCCGCAGTGATCAAGGCTGAGGAAGACGACATTTCCGCTATCCAGACCGCCAAGGCGCTGGAAAGCGATACCTCCGCCTGGCTGCAGCGCCTTGAAGGCCAGACCCCGCAGGGCGCGCCAAACCTTGGGCTTGCGCAGAACCTCGGCGCGCGCGCGATGAACTATCTCGGGATCGGCACGCCCGAGACGGCCGACTATGCCGAACTCCGCAGCTTTGCCACGCGCCTCGTCAATGAAAGCCTCCGCCTCAACAAGGGCGTTCAGACCGAGGGCGACGCACAGCGCGCCGCCAACGAGCTGTTGAGCAACATCAACGACCCGGCGACCGTGAAGCGCCAGATGGGCGTCCTGCTGGGGCTCAACAAGCGGGCGGCGGATCAGCGCACGGCGGCCTTCAAGCAACGCCGTGAGCGCTACAGCCTGCCTGCGGCCGATCTTTCGGGGTTTGCCGCCCCGGCGAGCCCCTACGCGCGCGGAACAGCTGCGCAGCCCAGCGGCCCGCAGCCCGGCACTGAGGAAGACGGCTACCGCTTCAAGGGTGGCGATCCGAGCGACCCCGCGAATTGGGAGCCGGTGCGCTAAATGCCGCCGTGGGAGAAATACGGCGGGGGAGGCGGGGGCGCAAAGCCCAAGCCTTGGGAACGCTACGCTGCGCCGCAGCCCGAAATCAACGCCCGCGCCACCGGCAAGGTGTCCGGCGACATGCCGTATGTCCAAGGGCTAGGCGCGAGCCTGGCGCAAGGCTTCATGGGCGGGCTGGCGGATGAGGCTGCGGGCGTGGCGGCCGATGCGGGCCTCGGCGTCGGGCCGCTTAGTGTCGCGTCGATGGTGGGGCAGATCGCCGGTCTGCCGAACGAGCGAAGCGATACGGCGCGGGACCAGTTCCGCGCCGTCGAGCGCGAGTTCGCGGCCGAAAACCCCTTGACCGCGCTGGCCGCGAATATCGGCGGCGGCATCCTGTCCGGCGGCGCCATCGCGAAGGCAGCCCCCACGATCCTTGCCCCGGTCGCGGCGACACGCGGCGGGAACATCGCGCGGGGCGCGGCATCTGGCGCAGGCGCGGCAGGCGTTACCGGATTCGCTGCCGGAGAAGGAGGCGCAGGGAATCGGCTTGAAAGCGCCGCATGGGCCGCGCCCACGGGTCTCGTGCTCGGCGCAGCCGCTCCGATAGCCGTTTCGACATTCCGCGGGATGGTCAACGCGGGCGCTCGCCCGGCGCGGATCACCGGCACGCCGCAGGACAGCGCCGACGCCTACCTGGCGAACCAGATGGCGCGAGACGGCATGGACCCTGCCGCCATGCGGGCACAGATCGACGCCAACCCCGGCAAGCCCATGACGATGGCGGACCTGGGGGGCGAAAACACTCTTGCGGCGCTCGATATGGCCGTGAACCGGCCCGGCCCGGCTCGCTCGATCGCGCGCGAATTCTTCCGCCGCCGTCAGACCGGCAAGGAGGGCGGGGTGGGGGCCGCGGTGGTGACGGGAAAGAGCCAAGCAGAGCGCTTGGCTGGCGATGTCCGCGGGAACGTGGCCGACGCCAATTTCTACGACTCCATCGACACCCTCGCAGCGAAGCGCTCCAAGGAGGCCACGCCGCTCTATGAGGCGGCCTATGAAGGCCCTGGCTATGTCAGCCCGTCCATCCTTGGGCTCCTGAGGACGCCCGCGGGCCAATCGGCGCTAAAGAAGGCGCGCGACATCGCGGCGAACGAAGTGGGCGCGGACAGCCCCGAGATGGTCGCGCCGCTGCTTAAGGAACTCGACGCCATCGTGTCCCCGGACGGCTCACCTATCCCGATGCGGGTTCTGGACATGGTGAAGCGCGGGCTGGACGATGTGGTCGAGGGCGCGAAAGACCCCATGACGCGCCGGATCGCGACGAACGAGGGGCGCGCGGCGAACTCGGTGCTTGCCCGCTTCCGCAATGAACTGGTGACGCTCAACCCGAAATACGGCGAGGCGCTGGCGGCATGGTCCGGCCCGACGCGCGCCATGGGGACGATTGAAGACGGCCGGGACGCGATGGTCAGCGCCATGCAGCCCGAGCAAGTCGCGAAGGCGTTCGCCAAGCTCTCGCCGAATGAGCAGGAGCTTTACAAGATCGGCGTCGCCCGAGCCCTGCATGAAAAGATCGGGCGGGTCGCGCAGGAGACTCACGATGCGTCTAAGCGTGTCTTGACCGGCACGGAAGCGCAGAAGCTCGCCGCCATCCTGCCGCGCGAAAAGGCGATTGGCCTGATCAAGGCGATCGAGCAAGAGCGCGCGATGTATGCGACGACGAACGTCATGGGCGGCTCGCCCACGGCCCGCCGCCTCGCCAATGAGGTGGACGCGGACTCGTTCGAGAAGATGATGGCCGATGGGGTTTCGGGCCAGCGCTCGCTGCGTGAACTTGCTCTAAGCGGCATCCGATGGGTCCGCGAGCGGGGCTCTGGCATCGGCGACGAAAAGGTTCGCGAGCGCATCACCCGCGCGCTGCTCTCCGACAACCCTCAGGCCCAGCGGGCGGCGCTCGACCGCATTGAGAAGCAGATCGCCGCCAAGGCATCGGCGGTCCAACAGGGCGCGGGCTTCGCGAGCGCTCAGGGATTGGCGTTGGGGTCGTCGGTCGGCAACTTTATCGGTGGCCGATAGCCATCTTTCATGCGCTCCCACCAGGGAACGCCGCGTAGCCACTCGCCGTATTCGATTCTCGCGAGAATGATGACAGAATACAGCGCGCCCAAAATGACGCCTAGCAGTAGCCAGCGATCGATTGTCGATCCGAGCCGGAGCATCAGCGCCACGACACAAGCGACGGTAAGACCGAAGACGATCATGCCGCCGAGCGCAATCAGCCGAGTTTTCCCAGGTTCCCGCATCTAAGGCCGGACCCTACCCGCAACCCCGAGTTTCGCCAAGCCGCCCCGCCCGGGCGGCTTTTCGCATTGGAAGCCCGCATGGCAACCCGACTGATCCCCTTCCCGGTGCGCCTCACCGACACCGCGGGCCGCCCCATCAGCGGCGGCAAGGCGTTCTTCTACGCGACCGGCACGACCGATCTGCAGGACACCTATGTCGGGCCTGCCGATGACGCCGCCCCCAACGCTAACCCGGTGGTGGCGAACGCTGCGGGCCTTTTCGGGCCGATCTATCTCGACCCGGACCTGACTTACGATGTCGTCTATACGGACGCGGCGGGCGACACCGGATCGCCCATCCAGGCGGTGATCGGCGTCGGCGGCTCCGGCGGGGCGACAAAGCCCTATTCGCCGCAAGCCGGCAGTTCTTACGCGGTTACAGCGGGCGACCGCGGCAAGCTGATCAAGCGCACCCACAGCGCCGCCTCCACCACGACACTGCCGGCCGCGAACGCAACGAGCATCGGCAACGGTTATCCCGTCACGATCTGGAATGGCTCGTCCTACGACAACACCGTCACCATTTCCGGCGGCGGCACCATTGACGGCGTGTCGAGCAGGATCGTCAGGCCCGGGCAGCGCATCGAGTTCATCTCCACTGGATCGGAATGGACCGCTCCGCCGGCTCCCTTGACCACCGGCTATCACGTCGTGCCGGTCAGCGCGGCGTTTCTGACGCCCGCCACGACAAACCCCTGCGGCGATGTCGCCCAGGGCGAAACGTCCTCCTACAAGGTCAATTTCCTCTACCGTGAGTTCGATGACGCCACGACGGAATACGGCTGTCAGGCCATCGTGATCCCGAGCTCATGGGATGGCGAAACGCTGGCCTACCGGACGGTCTGGACCGCGACCGCGGGCACCGCCGGGGAGACCATCGCGTTCGGCTTGCAGGCGCGCGTCCTCGCCGATTTCGAGGCGCTGGACTCGCCTTGGGGGACGGCTTCGCTCAACGGCGATGAGTTCTTCGGCGGGACCGGCTTCGTCCATGTCACCGGCTGGAGCGACATCACGGTCCCCAACCCCGTTGGCGGTCATCTCCTGCTGTTCCGATTTTACCGCGACGCCGCCAGCGGAACGCACAACCACCCGATCCGGCTCATCAGCCTGGATTTCCGCTTCGGTCTCGTGCGCGGCGTCGATAGCTGATGTTTCTTCTTCCCCAGGCGATCGTGCCGGACACGACATCTCCGCCCGCTTTCGCGCCATTCACGCAGCAGTTCTATGGCGGGGCGGTGGCATCGTCTGGCGCGGTCATGATCCCCGCCGCAGCGCATGTTCGCATCAGGCTTGAGAGCGGCGGAGGCGGCGGCGCGCGGTCCAATTCGCTGGACCCCTTCGGCGGTTCCGGCGGTGCATACAGCGAGCACTACGTCGCCATCGATCCTGCGGACGTGGGCGGCACGATCTCATTCACGCTTGGCGGCAACGGCAGGGGCCGGAGCGGGACGAGCGGCAACGGAAACGACAGCGGAGCCTGCGGCGTCACCGGAACCATCACGGCGGGGGCTATCGCGCTCGCCACAACCGGCGCCGGCGGGGGGCAGCGCGGCGCGGCGGGTGCAGCCAGCGTCGCCAGCGGCGGGAATGTCGCGAACGTCAGCGGGGCCGTAGGCGACGTTTATTCGGGCGGGGCGTCTGGAGCCGGCATCTCAGGGGGCGGCTACGGCGAACGTTCCGATTACGCCGCTGGCGGCGCGCCCGGACCCTACGTGAGCGGCGATGCCTGGCAATACGACGGCGGCGACGGCGGCTTTGCGCGCCTCTCCTTTGAATGGACGTGAGCCCATGATCGTTCTCGGCAGCGCGTGGACCAGCGGGGTATGCGACCTCCAGCTGGAAGACGACGGCGAAATCGACATCACCGAATACGAGCTGCGCGCTGACTTCTATGAGCGGATCGGCACGCGTGGCGGGCGCGGTGACGACTATGGGTCGCCGACAGACGACCAAGGCGCGGCGCTTCTGTCCGTCACGACGGAAGACGGCGGCGTCGTGATTTCGGATGGCGATGAGGGCAAATTCTATATCACGCTGACGAAGGCGCAGACCGGCACGCTGCGCGACGGGCTGGGCCGCCCGTTCTTCAAGTCGCGCAACATCACGATCCAGGTCCGGCGCGTCGATGACGATCGCTCCGATCATGTGATCTTCCTGACGGATCGCACCCAGCCCGGCGCTGGTCCCTAGCCATGCCCATCGCAGGTTCGGCTTCCCGCACGGTTGGAATTCGCATTCCAGGCGGCGCTCCCGGCGTGGCTGGTCCCGCGGGCGGGCTCATCGAAACCGCGACCGCGGCGACGCTGCGCGACCTCTACGCTGCAGAGGCCGCGATCTCGACCGGCGAAACGGTTTATGTCCGGTCACTGGACGCGATCTTCCAATACGCGGCGAGCGATCTCGCCAGCGCCGACGATGGCGAGCTGGTGATCGTGGACGATCAGGGCCGCCGCTGGAAAGTGGTGACGGGCGCACTGGTTCGCGGCGCTTACGGCACGGCGGCGCGCTCCAACACCGACCGCGCGGGCGATTTCCTCACGCCGTTGGACATCGACAAGACGGTCGGCACCGGACTCGTCTCCGCCTCCGCGGCCATCAATGAGGCGCTGACGAAGGGCCCGCCGGTCCTCCTGCCCGACACGCGAAATTGGCTGATCACCGATCCTATCGTGATCGGGGCAGGGAAGAAGCTCTACGCTCGGACGCCCGGCACGAAACTGTATGGGCCGCCGGGTGGGACCACGGTCAAAATCAGCAGCGGCGGCACGCTGGAAGGTTTCGCGCTCGCGAAGAACCCCGCGACCGCGGCCCCGACCTATCACATCGAGCATGATGTCTCGAATGGCGAGCTGGTCGCGCCGGTCCTGAAAGGCCTCGTATTCGAGGACGGCGACTTCGCCTTCTACACCTACGGCTACAGCTACGGCGCGCGCGGCGCGCAAATCCTGAGCTGCCGGGCCATCAACGTCGCAAACCCGCTCTTTTTTGAGCGGATGTCCGACGCCCGCATCGAAGGCTTCAAGGCCACCGGCGCATCCGGCGCCAACATCCTGTTCAAGGCCGGGGCACGGTCGCGCATCACCGGCTATGACCTCGAAGGCGGCACGACCGGCATCACCATGCTCGGCGGCATCGCGGTCACCGGCCACGGCGCATGGTCGCTCGATATCGGCGCAGGCGTGATCCGCAACCCGAGCGAGGAATTCATCTCGTTCGACTGCAACGGCGCGGACCCCGACAACTGCACGATGCGGGAACGCGCGTTGGTGTTGTCCAAGACCAGCGACGCCAATTTCTACTACGTCACGCTGAACGCCCCCGCGGGCTCGTGGGCTGGTTCCAGCGGCGTCTTCGTCGGGGCCTATATGTGCTTCGTGGACGGCGCGCTCGCGGGCGGCTGCTACGAGATTTACTCCAACTCCAATTCCGGCCAGTTCGCGTTCCGGCGCGGCACCGCGACCGGCGACCAGCAGATGCGGGCCGCCGCCTACGCCGCCATCACGGCGGGCGATCTCGTGGTGATCGGCTCCCCGTTCCTGGGCTGCTCCGTCGATGGCGTCTCTATGCAGGGCGCATCGGGCGGCGACGGCTACATGAACGGCGTGCTGTTTTATGGCGGCGTCTTCGGCTCCACGATCGGCAACGTCAGGGCGGACTTCCGCCGCACGCTGACGGCTGATTACGCCCGCGGCGTCACACTCTCCTCATTGAGCGGCGTCAACGGCGCTGGCTCCTATGTCAGCGGCGGCGGCAGTCAACGCCTCGCGCCTGTGATGAACAACGTCGTGGATCGCGCGCGGCTCATCGGCTGCGACCTCGCGCTTGAGCCGACGATTTTCGGCGGCGCGGACAGTCCGATCATGACGGGCAATCGCACCAGCCTGAACACCGGCATCGGGTCCGCCCGCATCTGCGTGGATAACCAAGACCTCCCGGATGGAGACCTGTTCACGCCATGAACGCCATCGTCTTCCAGCCCGCGGGCTTCCTCAACTTCATCGCGCTTGGCGGCATCCCGCGCGCCTTCGGCGAGGCGTATTCGGCCACTAAGGCGGCGCTCAACTCCAAGGTCATGGCGCGGGCCTTCGCGGCTTGCAGCACGCAGGTGCTGAACAGCGGCGACCCTGTGACCGACAGCCGCTACATGGTGGCGGCCGGGCTCTACATCCCGCCGGGCATATACGACCTGTTGACCGCGAGCTTCAACTCCGGCGGTCTGAACCTCAACATCGCGATCCAGGGCGCAGGTCCCAACCTCACGACGTTCAATCTCCCGAGCGGTGAATACCTCATCGATGAGCCCGGCCTGTTTCTGCAGGGCACGATCCGCGGTTTCTCGACCGAAGGCGGCAAGGGCCTTGCGCGGTTCAGCGGCACAGCCATCAACACCGGCAGCACCTGGAAGGTCTTTGAAGACCTGACGATCAACAACGCCAGCGAGTGCGGCATCGGGTCGTTGTCTACGGATAGCCCCGGCTGGGCTCTTCGCAACATCGTGTGGCGCGGCTGCGTCAGGGCGTTCGCGTCGGCTGGTCTGGCAGACGCCGTGATCATCGAAAACTTTGAAGTGACCGGCCACCAATACGGCTTCGTTTTCGGGGGCGACACGACAGGCAATAACGCCCGGATCGTGAACGGCTCGTTCTTCGATTTCGCGGACAGCACCACGAACGGCATCGACATTCTATTCGTGCCGGGCGCGACCGCATCGCTGGTGCGCGGGGTGCTGATCGAGGGCAACAAGTTCGGGAACGAAAACCGGAACGCGACGGACTACTACATCGTCGCGGCAGAACTCGCGAGCGGCAACGTGATGACCGGCCTCGCCGATCTCTCGACCGCCTCCACGGATTACGTCGGCTTCGATCTCGGCCCGAACGGGGTATATGGCGGCGGCGCCGGCGCGCGCGCGTTGTTCCACTCCATGACGCCGAACCGCAATTGTTGGATTGGCGTCCAGACCTTCGCGGGAACGCCTATCACGATCGTTGAGCTTGACGTTCTGGCGCGCAATCAGGGGACCAACCCGCACTCGAACCGCGTGCTAGTCGAGGCCGGGAACCTGCCGCTTTATGCGGATACCAATGTCGATATCGTCAAGGGCGGCGGCGTTCTGTTTGTCGATCCCACCGGCGCGGTGACGGGGGGCAACAACATCCCGGCGGCGCGACACGCCGGCACCGACCCGGGCTGCACGGAACTGATCGCCACGTCGATCAATGGCGGCGCGAACTGGCTCGATAACGGCTCGGCCTCGGCGGCGTCTGCGTCCGATCTGGCGGGCGGCACCGATGCGGTCGAGATCACGTTCTCAGCCTCCACCGGAGCCTACTACTACACCCTGCCGACGCCCATCACGGCGGATCGCACGCTGTTCATTGAGTTCGATGTCGCGCCGGGGTCATCGCTCGCGCTCGGCTACGGGCTGGTTCAGCTTCTCGACAACAACACCGGAACGGTCGCGGTCTGGAAAAAGCGGTTCAAGATCGGGGCTGCGGGCCGGACGATCTCGGTTGAAATTCCGCCGCTGATCGACAACCCCGGCGGCAATCCGTTTGCGACGCTGGCCTTCATGTCCGGCGACTATGCGGGCGGCTCGAAGACCAAGATGAAGATCGGGCGACCGCGGCTCTATCACGCCGGCAATCCGGTCAACCGCTTCACGAAAACACTCCAGAACATCGCGACCTGGGACCCGGGATCGCTGGCGACCAATGCTTCGACGCCGCTCCAGTCCATGACGGTTACCGGTGCGGCGCTCGGCGATCATGTCGATGTCTCGTTCAGCCTTGACGCAGCGGGGGTCCTGTTCTCCGGCTACGTCAGCGCCGCCAACACGGTGGCGTATTGGGCCACCAACCTCGCGGGCGCGAACCCGACCGATCTTTCGTCGGGCACCGTCACCATCACCGTCACCAAGAAAGTAGGCCGCTGATGGCTTGGACCTGCCCCGGCTGCGGACAGCAGCACACCCCGCCGCGCTGCGACCGGCTGCGAAACCTTCCGCCTGGCGCGCCGAGACCGGATGGAGCCGAGGCCCCGAACCCGGTCCCACCCGAGCCGCCGTGGCCGCAATGAACGCGCGCATGTCGTTCATCGCCGCGCTCGCCCTCAACCTGATCATCCCTGTTTTCACATGGAGGACACCATGACGTGGC